GATGTGAGGCTCGACCAAGATGCGTCCGCTCGCGAACTCGGCCCATTGCAGCATGTCCGGCGCGACCTCGACCCTCCCGGGCCGAACCCGAAACGACGGGTCGAACAGCCAGCGTTCGCGCGTCCTACCCGTGATGTACCAGCCAGTCGAGACGGTCCGCATGATGTCGTCGCCGTAGCCCATCTACCGCGACTCCATGCGCCAAGCGCGCCTGACCCACGGAACCGGGCTCGACCACGGCTTTCTCGTGCCGTTGTGCTGCACGATTCGCGCGTCCGATGGTGGCGGGAGCCGGCCGTTCTTCATGTCGCGAATCGAGTAGATGCCCGCCTCCGGTCCGTACAGAGGGCATCCATGCAGTACATAGGACAGCCAGGCTTGATCGCTACCCCGGTACCCAGCGGCGCGCGCCTCAGCGATCGACGGGGCGCCTTGGAACCGCGTCAGCACATCAGTACGCGCACCAGTGCGGAGCAGGTACAGTCCGCCGCCTACGCGATCGATGCCCTGCCCCCACGACGCGCTCGGCCGCCAGCCGACGAAGTCCTCGTCGCGCTGCACGAGCGGCGACACGTCTCGCAGCAGCAGTATGTCGATGTCGACGAGTAGCACGCGATCGGCGATCTCCCTCGCCTCGTCGGAGAACATCCACAGTCGCCGGTAGCAGCTCGGGAACCCGGCGCCCTCCGGGGTTCGCAGTCTGCCGAGCGCGAGCGCCGCGGGGGGCGTGGGCATCACGTCAACGCCGTCGATCTCCTTCGCGTCGTCGGTGATGCAGACGAATCGATGTTCGACCGGCAGGTGGCGGCGGAACATCCGCGCGACCGTGGCTGCGTGCTGCGGCCGAAAATCGCGGGAGCCGTCATTCCACAGCCAGCAGACGACCGCGAGATCAGCCATCGTTGACTCCGGTCTCGCACATGAGCGTCAGGTGCACGCGCAGCTTCGGGTCGGGCAGCACCGCCTTGATGTTGTAGATGTCGCCGTCGTGCACGACGCGCATCGACGGCTTCACGTCCTGCCGCCAGCGGATCGTGATGCGCGTGGTCACGCCTGCCTGCACCGCCTGCGCGGCGACGAACTCGCGGCCCGACAGCGCGACGATCTCGGCCGGCAGGAGCGGCTCGTCGCTGTCGAGGATCGAATCCCAGCCCTCGACCTGCGCGCCTTCCGAGTCGAGCGTGACGCCGAACTCCTCGATGTCGACGCGATGGCGAAGAACGCCGGCCCTCATGCCCCGAGGCCCACGCGGTAGAAGTGCATGAGCGACTCGGCCGCGGGGTTCTGCGCGAGGGTGGCCCCGGTGACCTGCGCCTCGCGCAGCGCGTAGAAGTCGCCGACGTACAGAAGCACCGCCTGCTCGACGGACGCGGGCAGCCGCGGCGCGGCCTCGCTCGACTGATCGGAGTCCGAGTCGGGATCGATGAGCAGCTCGCCGAGTGACTCCCGGCCCATGTACCGCGCGGCATAGTCCTCGGCCGCGTCGATGTAGTGCTGGATCAGGTCGTCGTCGAAATCGTGGGTGACGTTGAGATGCGCCCGCGCGCGCTCGAGCGTGACAATGCTCACTGCAGTCTCCCGACGCCGAGTGCGTCCTCGAGGCTCGCGCGCGGGAAGCACGTCAGCGCAGTCGCCCGACTCGCGTTGATGACCTGCGCGCCGCGCAGCGAACCGACCAGCGCGCGAAACTGCTCGGGCCACTTCGCAACGCTACCGGCGTTGCCGAGGCCCTTCGGGTGATCGCCGTGCCAGTGCGCGCGGCCGTCTGTCTTCTGCGCGTCGTACCCGAGCAGGACGATGCGCTCGGCGCCCATCTGCGCCGCGAGCGCGATCGCGCCGGCGCCAGAGTTGCGCGGGGTCTGCCGGTCGAACCGAATGCGCTTCACCCCGGCCAGCCCGGAGAACGGCGCCCACAGCGCGCCGCGGAACACAGACCGGACCTCATTCATGTGCTCACGCCACCAGGCGCGATCCATCGCGTAGAGCGCATCGGCCCACGGCGCCAGGCGGAATGTCGTGTTCACGACGATGACGGCTCGCCCTGCGGGGTACTGCGCGCGCCAGCGGCGGACCGCCTGCGCGTCGTCTGCTGTGAGGCTGGGGCCGCTGGCGAGGCAGACGACGGAATGCCAACGGCCGGCGGGGGGACCACAGCGGCGGTGCTTCGCGCAGGCGGCGCGACGGTCGGTCGCACGACCTTGGCGAGACCCTTCGCGACGAGCTGGTCGGCGTGCCGCGGCGACACAACGAACTGTTCGCCACGCGCGCGAGGCCCGTCGTGATGCATCGACTGAATGGCTTCGACTTTCATGGTTCGATCAGGTGAGAGGGATGGAGCGGGGAGAGCAAGCGCCCTCCCCGCGCGTCCATCAGGACGACGAGACCAGGTCGTCGAAGTCACCCTTCACGAACGCGGACGGCCGGTAGACCGTGAGTGCGGCGCGTTCCTCGGCGAGGATCTTCACCATGTTCTTGACGAAGTCCTTATCGTCCTGCGTAGCGATCAACACACTGACATCCTCGCGATCCCAGCCCTGCACAGCGAGGCCGCCTCCGAATACGCCGACGAGGAATTCACCCGGGGACATAGCAGAAGTCACGACCACCGGACGGCCCCAGAGGCTGGGGGATTGATTAACGGTGGGGTTGGCAAACAAGTACGCGTTGTCCTTGGTCTTCAGGCGGATGATGTTGCTGTAATCGACCGGGTTGAGAACGATGCCGTCCGGGGTGTATTCGGACAGCTCCACTTGCAAGACGGCCAGCGCCAACCGATCGAGCGGAGTTTCATCCGCCACAACCGCGCCAACAGGCTGGCTGTAGGCAGTAGCCTGCGTGTAGATGCCCTCGATGTTCAGGCCGACGCCCGAACCCTTGAGCAGCTGCGCCTCCTCGGCCAACGCGAGACCGTGGCGCAGGCGACCGTCGATGTAGGACTGCAGCATCGGCACGTCGGCGAGTACCTGGCGCGACGCATGCACCCAGTGCGCGATGGTCGCGACCGGCGCCGAGTCGGCTTCGAACGTGATATTCGATTCGGGCTTGCCGTCGCTCGGGTTCTCGCTGACCGGCGCCGCGTTGTTCGTGAACACGTTCTCGCGCACGAACTCGATCGAGTTGGAACCGGTGCGGCCCCAGTTGATCAGGTCGCGAATCGTCAGTCGACGCAGGCCCGGCATGACGATGCCCGGCACGCGATCGGGAACGATCAGGTCGCCGGCCGAGCTGGAACCCGAGCCGATCGCGGCCTGCACGCCCATGCGGAACGTGCCGCGAGGGTTCTGCGCGAACGCCTGGAAGTCCTCCGACGCCGTGACCTGCTCGCCCATGCTGAGCGGACGCGCCGGCGCGCCGCCGCCGGATTCGAGCTTCGCGACCATCTGCTCGGCGGTTTGCAGGCGGGCCTGCAGCTCACCCTGTTGCGTCAGGAGCTGGTCGACAGCGGCGCGCGTCTCCTTCGACAGCTGGCCGTTCGCCTCGATCTCTTTCGCCGACTTCTCGGCGAACGCCTTCACCTGATCGCCGATGCGGGTGAGCTCGGCTTGGATCTTCTCCGGGTCGATCGCACCGGCGACAGCGAGCGTGAGGCCCTCGGGTCCGCCGGCGAAGGCGAAGCCGATGATGCCGAGAACGGCGGCGACGGCCGCCATGAGGTACGTGCTGATTTTCATGGTCAGATTCCTCTGCAGTAGTTATCGAGATCGAAACTGGAAAAAACTTCGACGGTTCGGGCAAGGCCCGCTTCGGCCACGTCTCGCTGGCCGTGCTCGGTGACGTCACGATCACCGCTGCCGGGCACATCGCGTAGCCCGGACTTGAATTCGCTCATCAGGCGCTTGGCCTCGGATTGCGGCATGCCGCTTGCGCGCAGCGCAGCCTCGAGGCGGCGGGCGACGCCGGCGCTCGCCTTCGCATCGCCCTGCTCGACCTGGTCGGACGGGAGCAGCTCGTCGGCGAAGCCCTGCTCGACTGCCGAGCTACCGCCGATCCACGTCTCCACGTCCATCAGCTTGCCCACCGCCTTCGTCTCCTGGCCGGTGCGCGCAACGTAGAT